AAAATCAAGACTGATAATTGTGTGGTGTCGGGTAAAGACCCTATGACACTTCATGAGAGGATTGAGGCTGCAATTCAGATGCATCCAGATTTGGATATGAAAGACCTTCGCATGAAGATGGAGAAGGATGTTGGAGTCTGGATCACATATGTGAATGAGGATGACAACATAAATAACATTGACTTTCCGATTGGATGGTCAACGGGTAACACCGCAATTCATCTGGCTTGTCAGTCAGGTGCAACAGAGATTTATGTATTGGGGTTTGACCTATCGTCATATGACGAGCCGTTGAACAACATATATAAAGGGACAGATAATTATCTGCCCAGTGATGCAAAAGGTTTCAATTCAGTGAATTGGAAGAACCAGATGCAAACTGTTTTTAGAGAGTTCAAGGATGTTCAGTTTTCTTGGGTAGATGCTAAAGAGCAATTTATTCAAGAAAATAATCTAAGTTACTTGACAAAGGCAGAATTTTGTGATAAAGTACATATCTAAACATACGAAAACATATATTAACATAAGGAGAATACATATGTCGTTAAGTACACTAAAGAAGTCTAATTCGTTAGACAAACTGCTTGGTGCAGTACAATCAGAGAACGCCCCACAAGAGAAGAAGTCATATAAGGATGATCGACTGTGGAAACCTGTGGTAGATAAGACGGGTAACGGTTATGCTGTCCTTCGTTTTCTACCAGCAGTTGAGGGTGAAGACCTTCCTTGGGCAAAGGTCTGGAACCATGCGTTTCAAGGCCCCACTGGTCAGTGGTATATTGAGAACTCTCTCACTACCATTGGACAGAATGATCCTGTATCAGAGATGAACTCTGCATATTGGAACTCTGGTGTTGAGTCTGACAAGGAGATTGCTCGCCGTCAGAAGCGTAAGTTGCAGTACTTCGCCAACGTCCTTGTTGTTGAAGACTCTTCCAATCCTCAGAATGAGGGCAAGGTTATGCTCTATCGCTTTGGTAAGAAAATCTTTGACAAGTGCATGGAAGCAATGCAACCAGCATTCAAGGATGAAGTTGCTGTCAACCCCTTTGACTTCTGGGCTGGTGCGAACTTCAAGTTGAAGATTCGCAAGGTAGACGGATATTGGAACTATGATAAGTCAGAGTTCGAAGCGCCATCTGCTTTGTTTGATGATGATGACAAGCTTGAAGAAATTTGGAAGAAGCAGTATCCTCTGTCAGAGTTTACCTCTGAAACTAACTTCAAGTCCTACGATGAACTAAAGAAGCGTTTGGATACGGTTCTTGCAGGGACTACTACGGTAGGAACTGCTGCAGCGGTTATGGAAGATGCACCGTGGGTTGAACCCAAGGTGGATACGAAACCTACTCCAGCGCCTACTGTTGATAATGGTGATGATGAGGACACTATGTCCTACTTTGAAAAGTTGGCAAAAGAGTAAGAAACTGGGGGGTCTTTTGACCCCCCTTTTTTTTATAAACCTTTTATTAACCACCGCCGCCTCGGTTTAGACTATAGTACTTATTCATTTCGAGGCTATTACGACCACTATGACCTGTAGTGTTGACAACTGATTTTTGACTTGCATCAGTATTATAAGTATATCCACCACCAGTAATGGGCGGTGCCTTAGCGTTCCTAGCTATTTCGTCTTTCTTCAGTTCATCAATTTTACTACCTTTGCCAAGATTTTTAATTTTATCCTTATCTTCACCCTTGAATGCGCCCATATCTCTGGCGAGCGACGTACCACTGAGGGCAAGAGATGCCGCAGTCCCGAAAACCGGCACTAGTCCCGCCAGGCCCGCTCCGTACTCCAATGCAGCGCCTACATAGTCACCTTTCATAGCTTTCTTGGTGCCGGTATATAGTCCCAGCAGTAGTCCAAAACCCGGAACAGCTTTAAGTGTACTCTTCAGCGCTCCTTTAGCGACACCCTTTGCGACACTTTTTACACCCATCGATTTTACCACTGCGGCAGTGGCCTTTGTAGTACCTTCGGCGGCTGCTGGAAGTGTGTTCTTTGCTAATTTGGCTGCCTGCTGCATTGCAATATATGCTTGATTTGGCTTACCTTTTGCAGTTAATTCATAAACCGTCTTGCCTGCTTTACTTACCATAGACCCGCCACGTTTCGCAAGTGCTTCAGTAGTCTCTTTTGCTGCCAATGCAAGTGCAGCAACCTTCGCAAGTTTTGCAGCCTTCGCAGCTTCCGCCGTTTTCTTTGTAAGTGCTGCGGCAGTAGTTTTCCTTAGTGCTGCCGCAGCTGCCTTTTCAGCAGCCTTTGCCGCTTTGAGTGCCTCCGCAGCTGCTTTCTGGGATGCCTTTGCAGCTGCCTTTGCAGCCACTGCTCGAGCAGTTTTCTCTTTTGCAATTTTTTCTGCTGCTTCTTGCGCTACTTTTGCGGTCAATTTTTTTGCAGCTGCTGCGCTGGCTGCTGCCGCAACTTTTGATGCCGCTGCAGCGGCCTTTGCGGCTTTTGCTGCTGGTGCGCCACTTATTCCCAGCATTTTTCCTAGTAATTTAAATGTACCTTTTATTGCTGCAAAACCTAGTGTCAATGGTAACAATATTAACTTTATTGCTGCTTTACCAGTCCATTTAGCGGTAAGTAGCCCAAGCCTGATCAGGAACGATCCTGTGGGAGCAAAAATTTCAGCAAGTTTAGTAAACCCTGCACCTACTCCACCTTTTTCTCCAAAGAATGCATCATAAAGTTCTTTTGCTTTTGGAATTATTACTTCACTGATATATTTTGATAACTTCTTGAAGGTATCACTTTTCAGAAATAATCCAAGTGCAATCAATAACCCACCAATCGCAAGAGTAGAAAGAAGTGCTTTTGCACCACCTATTAACACCTTCTTACTATTCGCCCACATTCCAGCGATGCCCGCCCCAATTTTATCAAGCCGGTCGCCATTCTTCTTTGCATCAGCCCGCATATCTTCTCTTATTTGTTTTTTAGCAGCAGGAGTCTCTGCATCTGCAAGGCGTTGTTTAAAGTCTTCTTTTCGTGCCTCAAAACTCAGTTTAGAATATTCTTTATTGTCCTCTGCAATCTTACCCTGATCTTCCAGTTGTTTTTTCATTGCAACTGCCTGACCAGCAGATGATTGTTGCCATTCCGCAGTTGCCTCTGCCTTCTCAGCAGTGATCTGCATATTCAAGTTTAGTTCATCAAGAGCATTTTGAGCCTCTGCTTTTTCTTTTGTTGGTCCAAGACTTGAATTTATTTGTTTTATAAGCTCTTTATGTTGTTCTTGATTTGCTTTGAGTTCAGCCGCCGCACCATCCTTGATGGCGGCCGCAGTTTTAGCATTCTCCCTTGCAAGTTTTTGTTGGACGCCTGCAAGGTTACTGAAACTTTTTTCTAACTCTGACGCAAGAGATTGATTCTCCTTTGCAGCTTTGGCTGCTGCAATTTTTTCAACAGCATTTACTAAATCTTTAGCATTATCTTTATCGGCCATGACTTATTCCTTATTTCTTTTTCGTAAGTGCTTGTGCGCCAAAGAACGCTGCGACGATACCAGCAACCGCAATGAAGTATACTCCCGCCATATCACCAAGAATCTTAGCTGCTTGATCCATATTGAAGACTGTTGCAAGGACTACGATAACAGGATATAACAACATACCACCAAGTGAGTACCATGCCATTGTACGTTGTGCATCACGCATTGCATCAGCATCCTCAAGTTCTTTGCGTTTGAATTCCAAGAACATATCATGTTCTTCTTTGGATACATCACCATCACCATTCGTATCTGCTGGATGGTAACTTGATTTTCTGATTTCTTCTTCGCTCATTTGACTAGCTCCTGTTTTTTCTTTCTTGTTTTTCGTACTCCGCTTTCTCTTCCTCTAAATGGTGTACCAATAAACCAGAATATATTTCTCTCTCCCACGGTATCATATTCTCCAATTCAGTCAAACTCCAATTGTGATGCTGTATCATTGCAAAATTTTGTTTATAATAATTCTCCACAGAGTCATGAGACAGCCCTATTCTAAAAAACTTTCAAGCCCCTCCAGCAATACTTCACTCTTTACCTTTGTCTTCGGGTTGGTAACATCAATAACGTGTCGCAATTTTGGCATTGTTTCAAAAAACTTCATCACATTTTCTAACTGCTCTGTGTTAAACGAATCAATAAATTCTGTAATTTCATCCTGTGTCATATCAATTCTGGTGATTATTTCCTCTCCATTAACAACACTGTCGATACATTCATAAACCATAATCATAGACTGTTCGAATTCACCAAAATTATCATTTAACCCTTTAAGGTCTTTCAGTCGTGGATATCTTAAATTCAATTTGATATCTTTTGTGATTTCAATTTCTTGTGAGTGTTCTACAGTACGTTGTACCTGAATTTCGTCTAGGTTAATTTTAACCTCAACCGTAGTTTCCTCATCATCTGGGCATATAACACTTAGCGTCACAACAGCACCAGAAGATTTTGATCTTATTTGTAAAAACACATATTCGACATCAAACATTGGAACATTATTAACATCCAAAGCACCAAAGGTGCAAGCATGTATCAAATTCGCCATAGCATCAGTTATTTCTTGTTCATCATTAGATTCTTGAGCAATCATCAAAATCTTTTGCTCTTTGACCAAGAATGGCCTAAATTTAATTTCCTCCTGTGTTGATGGTAGTGTTA